GGCTCAGGTGTTAGTAATCCTACAGCACATGGCATTATGATTGGTGAAGGCGCAAGCCCAATGACACCAATTGTTTTATCATCTGGTCAAATTCTTATTGGTTCCACGGGTGCTGACCCAGTTGCGGCAGCAATTAATTCTGGCGCTGGAATTCTTGTCGGGAATGGAGCCGGTTCTATAACGGTAAGTTTAGCCGCGATTGCTGATCATACTCTTTTGGCAAATATTAGTGGTGGTGCGCTTGCTCCCTCATCAACGACCCTAACAGCTCTAATAGACAATGCCATTGGATCAACGCAAGGTGATGTTCTCTATCGTAATGCTACTGACTGGGTGGTATTAGCACCCGGCACAATGGGACAATTTTTAACGAGTGGTGGTGCAGCAGCTAATGTGAGCTGGACATCACAAGTTGCGCCTACTGGCCAAGCATTGACGGAAGTTGATGACACCAACGTCACGATGACATTGGGTGGTTCCCCAACGACTGCTTTATTAGCTGCAACAAGTATGACTCTTGGCTGGACTGGTCAACTCTCAGTTCTTCGAGGCGGAACAGGTCTTGCTGCTCTCACAGCACATAATTTATTAATTGGAAATGGCACAAGCGCATTAACACTCTTAGCGCCTTCCGCTACTTCCGGTATTCCTTTGGTTTCACAAGGTGCGTCCGCTGATCCTGCTTATGGCACCGCTGTAGTCGCAGGTGGTGGTACAGGAAATACGACATTTACCGCATTTAGTGTACTTTGTGCTGGCACGACTGCTACAGGTGCATTCCAAAATGTAGTCGGTGTTGGAACATCGGGTCAGGTATTGCAATCGAATGGCGCAGGTCTATTACCAACTTGGGCAACTATACCCGGTGCAACTTCGGCGGCTTTAACGAAAACCGATGATACAAACGTTACTCTTACCTTGGGTGGTGCGCCTACAACAGCCTTATTGACTGCTACCTCATTAACACTTGGATGGACAGGGCAATTAGGATTAACACGTGGTGGTACAAATGCTTCACTGACAGCAAGTAATGGCGGTATTGTTTATTCCACTGCAAGTGCAATGGCAATATTATCTGGTACAGCAACAGCAGGACTTGCATTATTATCTGGTTCAAGCACTGCTCCAACTTGGTCGGTAAGTCCTCCTATCACGCAAATTAAAACTACAACAATCACTGCTACAGGTGTGTATAGTTATTCACCAACAACCGGTACCCAATATGCAATTTTTGAATTACAGGCTCCCGGTGGTGGTTCAGGTGGAGGCGATTATAGTACGCCATCTGGTAGCGCAACAGGTGGTGGTGGTGGTGGTGGATATTTAAGTTTATTAGTTTCTGGCAGTGCTAATCTTGCTGCAATTACTGGTAATATTGGTACAGCAGGTAGTGGTGGTGCAGCAGGCAATCACAATGGCACTTCCGGTGGAAATGTAACGCTTACTATTAATTCAGGGACACAATGGATTGCTGGTGGTGGAATATTAAGTGTTGGTTCTGGCTATGGTGGTGCAGCGGTTAATTATGGCGGTGCAGGTGGTACAAACACCGTAGGAACTAATGGCACATTAATAAAAAATATTCCGGGTCAAGGCGGTGGTTTTGGATTTATCAGTGCAGCCGCAGCAGCTCCTTATGGCTCAGGTTATGGCGGTAATTCACATTTAGGATTATCTGTTGCGCCCGGCGCTGCTGCTGTTGGAGGTCAAAATTATGGATCAGGAGCTACTGGCGCTATTGCTACTTCAACTGCTGTAGCTGGCGCGGCTGGTGGACAAGCTGTGATTATAGTGACTGAATATATTTCTATTTAATTTTTATAGAATTATTGGTTAATTAACACAAAAATAAAAGTTATGCTAGAGTAGAATGGGAATTTTTATTAACTTAATGGAGAAGTAGAAAATGTCAGAAGTGAAGACGGATGTTCCAGAATTAAGCTTACTCGATCAATTGCGTATGCAACATGCGTCCTTTGTTCACCAAAAGGATTTGGCTCAAAACAACCTTAATCAGTTAGTGGGTGCAGTTTATGCCTGCGAAATCATGATTAAAAAGCATGAAGAAGAAGCGGCAAAATTACAACCAGCAGGAGACCAAGGAAATGGCGAAGCTGACAGCGAACAAGAGGAACAAGCTGCCTAAATCTGATTTCGGGATGCCGGGTGAGAAAAAGTACCCGATGCCCGATAAAGCACATGCAGCGAATGCAAAAGCACGTGCTACTCAGATGGAAAAAAAGGGAAAACTTTCTCCGGCATCAAAATCCAAAATTGATGCTAAAGCCAATCGTGTTTTAGACAACGGTAACAGAGGAGCTAAAGGATGAGCTTACTATCAAGTTTTATAGTCGGTAATGTTGTAAAAGCCCTAGAGACACAATTCGTTGCGCACGTTCCTGAACTACAACAAGCATTTCTTAATGAAGTGGCTGCTGTAGTTAAAATCGTATCGGATTGGGTTGAAAGCAAAATGAATGTTCAAGGAGGCTCTACCAATGAAGAAAAAGGCAGCTAACAAATTACCAGAAAAGAACATGCGTAACTTGGACAAAAAAGAGCCAAAGATGGAAAAAAAGAAAAAAGAACCAATGAAGAAAGGACGTAAATAAATCAAGGAGCGAATCATGGCTTACGATGATGTTTCTCGAAAAGATGTTCCAGTTAGAGATGGAAAAGGAGAAGGCTACGCAAGTCATGATGAGTGCATCAAACGTGCGGCTAACTCTGGTGGGAATGGTGTACGCACTGACGCAGCAGCCGAAGGCGTAGGCTATTTAGGAGTAGATGATTTAGATAGAATCAGACGTGAACGACTGAACAAACAAACTTAATAATTTAAGGAGATACAAGGATGAGTATAACTTCGATTAAAAGGGAATTTAACCTTTTTCCTAACATTGTTGGCATTGTTACTACAGACGATTTGACTGCGATAACAACCACTGGCTATTTCGCTTCTCAAGCTGATGCCGTTGAATTACTAAATAACGGTGTGTGGGAATGGGAAAATGAAGATATCGTTCTAATTTACTATGCAACCAATTTGATTGGATGGTTTACCTATGACGCTACCACTGATGCTTTTGTGTCAGTACCAGCAAATGGTGGGATTTCTAATACATTGCCATCAGGTGACATTATCGTTGGTAATTCCTCAAATGTAGCAACAGCACGTGCTATGTCTGGTGATGCGACCATCAGTAATACTGGTGTGTTAACTATTGGTGCTGGTGCTGTTACCGGCTCAAAGATAGCAAACAATGCAGTAGATTATGCCCAATTAGCATTGGATGTTGGAGCAACTGTTACAGTCACATTGTCAGCGGCGCAAATTGCTGCCATGTACACAACACCAGTACAGATAGTTGCGGCTCCCGGCTCTGGTAAGTTAATTTTGATTGATAGCATTCTGTGGGATATTGCTTTTGTTTCAGCGCAATATACAGCGGGTGGTGCTATCCAAGCTCAATATGGTAATACGACACATGGCGCTGGCCCGGCTGCGTCAGCATCCATTGCAGCAGCTACTTTAAATGGTGTAGCTGCAAGTGGATTTATTGCCAATGGTTCCGGCGCTGCAACTCTAAATGCACCTGCAACTGTAGAAAATACTGCCGTCTATATGTCAAATGCTACGCAAGCATTTGCAACAGGTGATAGTACAGTTACGTTGTACGTGAAATACAGAGTTGTAACACCTGCTTAATGTTTAAGGCCCTTCGGGGCCTTTGCTTTTTTACAAGGATTGTAAAAATGACAGACGTGCAGGCATGGATAAAAAATTGCGAGGCTCTACGCCTCAAAATTTACGTCGATACGACAGGCAACCCCACGATTGGGTGGGGTCGCAATTTGCGTAAAGGCATAAGCTTAGATGAAGCCGAGCTTATGTTTCAGAATGACCTCAAAGAAACTATCGCAGAACTTGAAACTTGCGCGTGGTATCACCCGTTGCCGGATGGTGTCAAAACCGCATTAATCAACATGAATTTCAATCTTGGCATCGGAAAGCTATTACAATTTCGACAAATGATCGCCGCTCTAACCGCGAAAAATTACACTCTCGCCGCTCAAGCTGCCCTCGATAGTAAGTGGGCGACCCAAGTGGGCGACCGCGCCAAAGACGTTGCAGTGATGCTCAGGGAGGGTAAATGAGGATTATTTTCTGTTGGTTAGGATTTCATCGCTGGTCGGTTTCTAAGGCAACCGGCTTAGACCGCCATGTTTGCAGGGTATGTGGGCATATTGAGTTTCGATATGGCTCATCTTGAACAGATAGATCACATCAATACAGTGAATTGGTTCAAGCACAATTATCCTGAACTTGAGGACGATTTTCACCACTTCGCCAATGAGCGAAAGTTGGAGAAAAAAGGAGGTGCCGAACACTACGCGGGTAAACTTCTAAAACGCATGGGCGTCAAAAAAGGCGTTGCTGATTTCTTCCTTGCGCTTCCTCAAAATGGCAAAGCTGGTTTATGGATAGAACTTAAAGTGGGAAGCAATAAACCCAGCAAAGAACAACAGGCATTCTTAAATAGAAAAGCCGAGCGTGGGTATGAGGCAGTTTGGGTGCGTGGTACAAACGCCGCGCGGGATGTCATCAGGAATTATTTGAGGGATTATCGCCAAGTACCATTTGATTACCAATTCAAATCAGATTGATAGTTGACGTCTTAGGACGTCATGTTCATATTGACCTCTTTAGACGTCAACTACTAATTAACTACCAATTTCTACCGAATTAGTAATTAGGGAAATGTTACACGTAGAACAATAAATACATTCTGGCAAGCAGAAGCAACTTTTGTTGTCCCATGTATGTTCGCAATAATTGTCCACCATTCCCTTGATTTTTATATAGAGTGAGCAATCATCCATTGGCTGACTGCCCATTAGATAGAGCAAATGCTCCAATTCCCATTTCTCAAATTGATTCATTGTTTAATCCCTTGACTATAAATATATATTTATATAATAATATAAACCTACATTTATATAGGTATATACATGATTATTTCAATATTAAACCAAAAAGGCGGTACAGGTAAGACCACACTGGCAGTTAACATGGCACGTGAATATACGAAACGCACGCTTAAAACATTACTGGTGGACTCAGATAGTCAAGGGTCGGCGTTACGCTGGCATGAGGAATCAGGCGGCGAATTGATTGACCTGACCTGCTTGCCTGTTACTACCCTTGATAAGGACGTGGTTAAATTTAAAGACCGCTACGAGCGAATTATAATTGACGGTATACCAAGAGTTTCCCCATTGACTGTGTGCGCTATAAAGGCCGCTGATGTGGTTTTAATTCCCGTTCAACCTTCGCCTTATGATATTTGGGCTACTGAGGATTTGGTTCGCTTGGTTAAAGAGCGAATGGAAATTACCGAGGGTAAGCTAAAGGCTGCTTTTGTGATCTGTAGACATATCAAAGGCACCATATTGGGCAGAGAAATTACTGATCAATTGCTTGCACTTGGACTTCCTGTATTTGCTCACGTAACCTGTCAACGCCAAGAATATGCAAAGTCTGTCGCAGAAGGTCGCACAGTATGTGAAGGTGATACGACTGCTATGAGAGAGATTGTGGCTATCGTTAACGAACTAGAGGACTTTTATCATGGCACTAATTAAATCAGGCGTCGAATTTGATAAAGAAGCAAATCATGAAAATTTAACAAAAAACATGGATGCTATGAAACCGTATTTGTTTAATATACCCGCCGGACTGTACAAGAAGGTTAAGCGCAAAATGGTTGAGGATGAACGGAATTTGCGGGATATTTTAATTGAAGCTCTGAATAAATATTTAGATAAATAAACATATATTTATATAAATATATAATTATATTTTAATAAGGATGAAAAATGAAATATAGAAAAAAACCAGTAGTTATTGATGCCATTCAATGGACGGGCGAAAATTTACAAGAACTTTGTTATAAATTTCCAGAATGTTTTGGGTCAGGCATCATTCAAAATGAGAAAGAAATCGTTATAAGAACGCTCGAAGGTAATATGATTGCCAATATTGGCGATTACATTATCCGAGGCATTAAAGGCGAATTTTATCCCTGCAAGCCTGATATTTTTGATGCCAGTTATGAAAAGGTAGAAGAAAATGATTTGTAGGCATCCTTTAGGCGTCCGAGCTGATAATGATGGAAACATCACTTACAATTATGAAGATATCGAGGGAGTCTATCCCGTCGATGTGTTTATATTTTGCCCATGCTGTGGTGTTAGACTTATTTCAAACAAAGAATAGAGGTGATCATGTTATTATTTAGTTTAGGATTTATTGTAGGGTTGATGACGATTCCTGTTACTGTAATTATTTTAGGCATAGCAGGCGTCCGCTACATGCCTTAGCATGGTATATTAAATGGGTGTACCAACTTCATTACGAGGTGACGTATGCCCAAGAATAAAAATAAATCGACCAAACACAAAGCAAACTCCCATTCCTTCTTTAAACCCCATATGAGCGAAGATAAAGGCCAAGGCTGCGTTCAAAACGTCAATATAGAGATTAACATAGACCAGAAAGAAGATTGCTTGTCGGGCTGTTTTAAGGCTATAGCGGGGATTTTCAAGAAACGACCGTAAGTTGGCAAATCAGGGGGAGTTAAAACCCCCTGAATCTCATAGTCTCTCGGTACATGGTCGACTTAACGATTTCACCGGTTTACCGTCCTCCGCTTTCGCTTTGGGATTCCTGTCTCTCCAAGATGTCACGCCTCTCCATTTAAGGAAGTTTCCGGCTGCACGAGTTCCGGCGTTCTACTACCGCTTTTTAGGTGCCGTGTCCATCAAGCCAACACTGGATTCGGCTTGCCATCGTCAACCCTTTTTTAAGGGGCAGTCCAGTGATCGAAGCAAATAATATACCTTTAAACCAATTGCTCTTGCAAGTGGGTAAAGTGTTTTTTTACTA